AGGATTAACTACAGATGATATTTTAAGAGAGTTAAGAATTAAGTGGTGGCAAACATACAAAACAAATGTTTTTACAGATATTACAGTTTTAAATACAGTAGAGTTAGAAAACGATAGAGTTAATTTAGATCAATTTAAAAGAGCTGGTGTTTATTTATTTTTAGGTAAATTTTTCTTTCCAGCATTAACAAAATTTAGACCAGAGGCTGACAAAGATAGATTTGAAAGAATGATTGAATACTATAACAGTCAATACAATATAGAATTTCAAAAAGTACTTGAAGATGGAGTTGAATACGATGCTGATAATAACCAAACTATTAGTGTTGCAGAAAGAGAAAACTTACATGGTTCAGGAAGACTTATTAGATAATGGCTTTATCAATTAACTTCACTACAAATACTAAAAACATTCAAAAAAAATTTAATAGATTTCTAAAAAAATTTCCTCATATAACTAAAATGGGAGTTGAACAAGCTGGTGCACAATTAAGAAATATTATTGAAGAAAAAACTACTAAAGGACAAAAATATACAGGTGGTAGATTTAAAGACTACTCTCCAGAATACTCAGCATTAAAAGGCAAGACTACTGTTGATCTTCAAGATACAAACAGAATGTTGCAAAGCATGAAATCAAGAGTAGTTAATAATTATAAAGCACAAGTTTATTTTAATGATCAAGGATTAGCAAAAAGAGCATATTGGCATCAAGTAGGTGCTGGTAATCTTCCTGCTAGACCATTTTTTGGATTTAATAAAAAAGTAGAAAATGTTATAAAACGACAATTCGAAAATTTAATTAAACAACAAATGAGAAGAATGAAGTTATGAGTGTAAGAGAAAACATAGCAAGTAATTTAGTAACTACAATAAGTGGTATCAGTGCAATAACTATTAAGAAAGTAACTCGACAACCATTTCCATTAGAAGAATTATCTGAACAACAATTTCCAGCAGTACTAATTCAAACCCAAGAAGAAACAAAAGAAGATCAAGAGTTAGGAAATGGAGGAAGAACTAGAATAAATAATTTAGAATTTCTAATATCTGGTTTTGTAAAAACAAACGAATCAAATATTGACACAGCAAGAAATCAATTATTAGAAGTTATTGAAGAAGCATTAGAAGTTGATATAACTAGAGATGGAAATGCTTTAGATACTGAAGTTATATCTATTGAAACCGATGCTGGAACATTATTTCCATATGGAGGAGTACAAATGATAGTAAGAGTTGTTTATGAACATCAATCAGGAACAGTATAATGAATATTTTTGATAAATTACATAAGAAGTTAGATAAAATAGAAAAGAAAGCAGATGATGTTTCATTAATTATTGCTGAACTTAGAGACACTTTAGAGGAATTAGAAGAAAACCCAGATATGATTGAAGATAGTTTAGATGAGGATTTATTAGAAGAAGATGAACTTGAAGAAGAATAATAAATAATTTATAAAGGTATTATTATGGCAAAAGATATAAAAATGTTTAAAGGTAGTTATGAGATTACAATTAATGAAAATAATCTTGCACACTATGAGAAGCTAGGATATAAACCAGCTATTACTAAAACTAAAACTAAGGAGAAAAAATCATGGCAACTCATCACGGAAAAGAAGGTGTCGTCAAAACAGGTGCTAACACAACAGGAGAAGTAACTGCCTTTACGTTAGAAACTACTGGCGATGTTGTTGAAGATACAGCTTTATCAGATTCTGCAAAAACTTTTTTAGCAGGAAGAACTTCATTTAGTGGTTCTGTTGAATGTCATTTTGACGAAGCAGATACTTCACAAGAAGAAATGACTGTTGGATCAACTTTAACTTTCACATTACTTCCAGAGGGCGATACTGCTGGAGATGCATCTTATTCAGGTTCAGGAATTGTAACAGGAATGTCAATTTCAAATACTTTGGATGGAGTAGTTTCTAGAAGTATTACTTTCCAAGGAACAGGTGCTTTAACTGTAGGAACTGTATAATCTAATTTATGAAGATTATTGACAGAGCAAAGTCTCATTTTGAGAACTTAGGTGTTCAATCTATCGAAGTTCCTGAATGGGAAGATGATAAAGGACAGGCAACTGTAATTTATTGGAATCCTATTACATTAGCAGAAAAGAAAAAGTTATTTAATAAAACAGAAAATCTTAACGATGCTGGTTTATTAGCTGATGTAGTTATAATGAAAGCAATCGACCAAGACGGAAACAAGGTTTTCTCTTTAGAAGATAAGTTAGCTATAATGCACAAAGTAGATTCAGATGTCCTTTCTCGTATAGCAGTAGCTATGGTACAAACTCCTAGTCCTGAGGAATTAAAAAAAAAGTAAATACTGACATAGAGCTTAAAAATATGCTAATAGTAGCAGATAGGCTCAAAATAAATTTATCTGAATTAAGTCAGATGAGTGAATATGAGTTTAATCTTTGGGTTGGCTTTATGTTAGATGAAGTTGAAAAATCTAAAGGACAAATGAAGAAATAAATATGGCTCAAAATTTACTTATAAACATTCTTGCAAAAGATAAAACAAAACAGGCATTAGGTTCTGTTCAAGCTGGTTTAGGTAGATTACAAAGAACTGTATTTTCAATACAAGGTGCATTAGCTGGTATAGGTGGTGCATTAGTTATTCGATCTTTAGTTAATGTTGGTTCACAAGTAGAAAACTTAGGTGTTAGATTTGCATTCCTATTTAAAGGAATGGAAGAAGGTAACAAAGCATTTAATAATTTAATTGATTTTGCGGCTAGAGTACCTTTTTCACTAGAAGAAATTTCAGCGGCTTCAGGAAATCTTGCTGTTGTATCAAAAGATGCAGAAGAACTTTCAAAAATTTTAGAAGTTACAGGTAATGTTGCAACAGTAACAGGATTAGACTTTGCTATGACAGCAACTCAAATCCAAAGATCATTTGCTGGTGGTATAGCGGCGGCAGATGTATTTAGAGAAAAAGGTGTTAGAGCATTATTAGGTTTTGAAGCTGGAGCAAAAGCAACAGCTAAAGAAACCAAAGATAGATTCTTTGAAGTATTTGGTCCTGATGGAGAGTTTGGTAAAGCTATGGAAGTTATGGCAGTTACTTTCACAGGTACACTTTCAATGTTATCAGATAAACTTTTCAAATTTAAACTTGAAACTAATAGAGCTGGTTTTTTTGATTTTATTAAAAATGGATTAGCAGAACTAAATGACATTATAGAAAATAATGGAGAAACTTTAGCTATGTTAAGTGGTAAGGTTTCAGATTTTTTAATTAAAGTAACTAAACAAATATTAATTAGTGGAGCAATAGTTATAGATGCTCTTAGAGGACCTTTTAATTTTGTAGCTAATGCTATGAAAGGAACATTAGAAGTTTTAAAATCTATGCCTCCAGGAGTTAGAGAACTTGGAGTAGTTGGTTTCTTAATGTTAGGTGGCAAAGGAAAATTATTAGTAGTTTTCTTAGGTGCAATATTCGACACACTTAGATCAATGTTAGGAAGTCTAGTAAGTGCTTATGGAAGTCTTATTGAAGGACTTGCAAGATCAATGAGATTTTTAAGAATTATCTCAAAAGAAACATTAGAAGCTAATTTAAAAACAGTAGAAGAATTTAAAGATGTTGCTGAAAGATTAAATACACCTTTAGCTCAAATAAATGCACAAACAAAACAAGCTGGTCAATATTCAGAAGAATGGATGGAATCAACTAGAGCAATAAATGAATTTATTAAAACAATTGAAAAAAGAATGATTCTTACAAATGAACAGATGAAAAAATTATTAGAGTTAGCTGGTAAAGTTAAAGAAGAATCAAAAGAAACAGGAGCAAGTTGGGGTAAAGTTTCTGAAATATTAAAAGAAAAAATAAAAAAACAATTAGAGGGTATCAACGAAACTATTGCAAAGGAAATTTTAGGTTCAATAAAAAGTATGTCAAAAGGTTTAGCTGAAGTTTTAGTTTTAGGAAAAGAATTTGGAATGACAATGAAACAACTAGCACAAAATATTATGGTTAATATTGTTGCAAGACTTATTGAAGAAATAGCATTAAGACAAATTAAAAAACTTTTAGGAGAAGATGAAATTAAAGTAGAAGCTGAAAAATTAAACTTAATGAAATCTCAAAACACAGAACTAAAAAGAAAAATATTGTTAAATGCTTTATCAGGTGGTGGAGGATTTTCTTTTGGATTTGCAAAAGGTGGAGCTGTATCAAAAGGAAGACCAATATTAGTTGGAGAGAACGGTCCTGAAATTTTCCGTCCAAACTCTACAGGACAAATAGAACAATCTGCTAGAGGAACAGGTGGTGGAGCAACACAAGTAACATTTAACATTAATACTTTAGATGCAAGTGGTTTTGAAGATTTATTAGTTAGATCAAGAGGAACTATAACTCAATTAATTAACAATGCAGTTAATGAAAGAGGGAAAGAGAGTTTAATCTAATGGCTGGTGCGTTTCCTATTTCAACTGCTAAATTTAGTACACTAGGAATTAAATCTAATCAAACAACTATTTTATCTAAATCAGTATCAGGTAAAAAACTTTCAAGACAAATAGACAATCAAAGGTTTGGATTTACAATTCAAATTATTACTGCAAAACGATCTGAAGTATATGGACAACTAATGGCATTTATGTTGAAACAAAGATCAGGAAAAGAAAATTTTACAATTATTCCACCAGAAATCGAAGATGCAACAGGTACTGCAAGTGGAACTCCAAACGGAACTGCAAGTGCTGGTGCTACTTCTATAACTTTAGGAGGTACAGGAACAGGAACTTTGAAAGCTGGAGATTTTATAAAGTTTGCATCCCATGATAAAGTTTATATGGTTGTTGAAGATCAAAACGATATATCAACAGGAACTTTAACTATTGAACCACCTCTAACAACTACTATAACTAATTCAGATATTCAATACGATAATGTTCCATTCACAGTTTATAACACAAGTGATATTCAAGAATTTGGAGTAGTAGGTAATACACAAGATGGAAGTTTATTGTATCAGTTTGAAATGGATGTAGAAGAAGCTCTTTAATGAAATATAAAATAACCCATCTAGTTACTGCTGATTTTGTTGCTGAAATTGTTGTAGACGAAAGTGAAATTAATACTCAAACAAACGACCTAAAGGAATTTAAAAAACCTAATGGCAAGTTTGAATTTAGTATGATAAAAGGTACTGAACAATTAACCAGAACAACCTACGAGAAGTATAATGACAAGGAATTTAACATCATCAATCAAGACAGCATTAGCGACGAATGACATTAGACCCGTTCATCTTCTCACTATTGGGTTCAATACTCCTATTAATTTTACTGACTGTTCTTTTTCATTAACATCTTCAGTATCAGGTTCATCTGTAACTTATAACCCATCAGATTTTGTTATTGGTGTTTCAGATTTTTCAGAAGAAATAGATGTTACTAAATCAAGTTTAACTATTTCACTATCTGGTGCTGATCAAACTTTTATATCAACAGTACTTAATGAAAACATTACAAACGATGAAGTAAGTATCTATAGAGGTTTATTAGATACTGATAGTTCATTAATTGCTGACCCTTTTTTATTATACCAAGGAAACATAGAAAACTTTGCAGTTAATGAAACTGATAAAGATAGTGTTGTTAATTTAACAGTAGTTTCTCATTGGGCTGACTTTGAAAAGAAAAATGGTCGTAAGACTAACAATACATCACAACAAAGATTTTTTAGTACAGATGTTGGAATGGATTTTGCCTCACAAACTGTATTAGATGTAAGATGGGGTAGAGAATAATGGGCTTTGGTGGTTTTGGTGGATTTATAAGTTCTGCATTAAGTTTCTTTACTAACATGAACCCTGTTGTAAAAATAATTGCAACAGTTGCTTTAGCTTGGGTGTTTAGACCAAAAGTTCCTGACTTACCTGATTATTCACTAAATGAATCAGATCAATTTGAAACAGGTGTTCTAATTAACAAACAATCTAACGATGCAAACATACCTGTAGTTTATGGAACAAGATTATTAGGAGGAACTAGAGTTTTTATAGAAACTTCAGGAACTGATAATAATTATTTATATATCGCTCTAGTAATGAGTGAGGGAGAAATAAATGGAATTAGTGAAATAAGAATTGATGATAGAGTTGTTACTTTTGATGGTGCTTTTGCAGATAATACACAAGTTTCAGTAGATAGTTCAGATTCAAATTATTATAGAGATAGTGAAAGTTTAATTACACTAGAACCTCATTTTGGCTCCGATGGTCAATCTTCATCTAGTTTATTATCTGAATTAGATAGTTGGGGAACTAATCATAAATTATCTGGCTTATCTTACTTAGCAGTTAAGTTTAAATGGAATCAAGATATTTTTAATGGAATACCAAAAATACAAGCAGTAGTTCAAGGTAAAAAAGTTAAAACTTATAATGCAAGTCTAGTAGAACAATCGCCAAGTTTTACATCTAATCCAGCTTGGTGTTTATTAGATTATTTAACAGATACAAGATATGGAAAAGGTTTAAGTGTAAATGAAATAAACTTACAAAGTTTTTATGATGCAAGTTTAATTTGTAATACTCAAGTAACTCCATATTCAGGTGGAAGTGATATTAATTTATTTGAATCTAATGCTGTTTTAGATACTTCTAAAAAAATATTAGAGAATGTTAGAGAATTGTTAAAAGGTTGTAGAGGTTATCTTCCATATACACAAGGTAAATATAATCTAATTATTGAAACAACAGGAACTGCATCTATAAATTTAACTGAAGATGATATTATTGGTGGATACAATTTATCAAGTCCTGCAAAAAATGAAAAATATAATAGAGTTATTGTTTCATATGTAGACCCAGATCGAAATTGGCAAGTAAATGAAGTTCAATATCCTCCTATAGATGATTCTGGTTTGCCAAGTGAAGATCAACACGCAACAATGAAAGCTAGTGATGGTGGTTTTTTATTAGAGGGTAGATTTGATTTTGGTAAAGTTATAACAAATCCATATCAAGCTGAAGAAATGGCTGAAGTAATTTTAAGACGAACTAGAGAATCAACTAGACTTTCAATCAATGTTTCTTTTAGTGCTTATGATTTAGCAATAGGAGATATTGTTAATGTAACACATAGTTCATTAGGATATTCTGCTAAACCTTTTAGAATTTTATCAATTAAATTTAATTCAGATTACACGTTAGGTTTAGATTTAGTGGAACATCAAAACAGTCATTTTACTTGGGCTGAAAAATCTTTACAAACAACAGCACCTAGTACAAATCTTCCTAATCCTTTTGTTGTTCAACCACCAGCAAGTGTTACTTTAGATGACCAACTTATTGAATATAATGATGGAACTGTAATCGTAGCTTTAGATGTTACTATTGGTGCTTCGCCAGATAGCTTTGTAGATTTTTATCAAGTAGAATATAAAAGAAGTTCAGATTCAAATTATATTATCTATGCACAAGGTAGTGGATTAAATCATAGAGTTTTAAATGTAATTGACCAAGAAACTTACGATGTAAGAGTTAAAGCTGTTTCAACTATTGGTGCATCTTCTAGTTATGTTACTGCACAAAGAACTATTATTGGTGCTATTGAACCACCTAGTGATATTGAAGACTTTTCATGTAATATTGTAGGACAAGAAGCACATTTAGGTTGGACACAGATACCAGATTTAGATTTA